AGCAAAATGCAACTACAAGAACTTAAACAACGATTAGCAGCCGAAGCGAAGGCGGCGGGTATTTGTTCGGAGTGGTACGACTTCATATTAAAGGCTTCTTCCAAAGAACGCCTTATAACCCTTTTCATCAAGGGCCAGGACTTCTGCGAAGAAAATAACTACCCTTCGCCGGAACTTCGGGCGGAGTTCGCCGACATACGCGCCCGCTTCGGCGTCTATTGCGCCGACGACAAGGTAGCGGCGAAAAGTCTACGAAGTGTTATCGCCTTCGACCGAGCTACCGGGAAGGCGGAATATAGTAACTTCGATGCCGCCACCGTTTCGGCGCGTGGCGAAAGCGAGATAACCATCACGGCAAAAGATAACGCCTTTGTCGTCGTCAGCATTTCCGGCGGCGCGAAGGTGGAAGTAATAGCAAGCGACAACGCACGGGTAAGCGTCATCCTTCACGGCGGAGAGTGCAGAACCCAGGCCTCGGAGCAAGCGACCATAAAAACAACCGACAAACGAAAGTAATATGGCATTAGAACAGAACTTAATATTAAACCTTCCCTTCGACGAAGCGGACGGTTCTACCGTAGCCTACGACTTCGCGGCTAACCGCCACGACGCCGAAATAACGGGCTGTCCTTTCGTGGCGGGCAAACAGGGCAACTGCATACGCTTCCCCGGCGAAGGCTACGCGGAAGTTCCGGCGAACGTGATACCCCTAAGCGGCAACTTTACTATTTTGGCGTGGGTCAAGGTGAACGAATACGCCGACGGAGTAACCGGCCGCCGAATAGGTATGTTCTGCAATACCGACCAATTAGAAGGAAGCCGCATAATTTGGATAGACGTTATCCCGGAAAGTTGGGGCTTCATAACCATCAAGAAGGCGGGCAATACCGTAACGCTTTACTTAGACACGCAGCGCGTAAGTAGCGTTACCCTTCCCGGAACGCTTACCGGGTTGGCCCTTATTCAAGACGTCTACGGCACCGAATACGCCTACGCGGATGTGGACGAAGTGAAGGTTTATAACGTCGCCCTTTCGGACAACGATATAGCCGAGAGCCTTAACAATGTTTCGCAACTTGAATACTACCTTAGTGGGGTCAACTTCCGCGACCTCGGTATAAGGGTGGAAAGTTCTACGGGCGTCTTAGACCAACCGAAGTTAAAAATGGCGGCTTCGATTGATTGGCCCGACTACCACGGCAAAGTAGTAGACCTGTCAAACAAGCGATACGAGGAACGCGAAATAACGCTTAATTGCTGGTGCAAGGCTTCGGGTAAAATAGACTTCGTGGAGCGAATGAACCGACTTTACGAACTTCTACAAGCCGACGGAACCGCCCGGCTTATGATAAGCATCCACCCGACGAAGCCGCTACTTTACGAAGTCTACGCTTCCGACGGCGTAGCCCCGTCTAAGCGTTGGCACGACGACAAGATGATAGGCACTTTTAGCCTTAAACTACGCGAACCCGACCCCGTGAAGCGCGTAGTTCGCCACCAACGAATAAATTACGCGAGCCGCGAAGTTACCATAGCCCTGAAGACCGACAAAGTAGTTACGGTTTATTGGGGCGACGGGAGCGTTAGCGAAGACATCTACGGCGACTATACCGGGACTAAGACGCTAAAACACACCTACGCCGAAAACGGCGTTTACTACGTCATTGTCGCCGGAGTAGTCGAGGAAATAACCGACTTTTCCACCAACGGCATCATCGTATGGAACAGATTATAATCCACCACGCGGACGGAAGCGAAACGCCGCTTTTCAGCCGTAAGAACGTCAGCGGAATCAGTAAGGCGACCCAAAAAACCGCCTTACTTTCCGATGACGCGGTAACTATTGGCGTTTCGTCAGCCGTACCCCTTCCCGTCGGCATAGGCGACCGTATAGAAGTCTACGGGCGCACCTACAAGGCGAACCAACTGCCGCAGCCCACGAAAAACGGGCAACGGCGCTTTGAGTACGACATCACGTTTGAAGGCCTGCAGTACGATTTAATAGACGCCCAATATAAGCTGCCCCCGGACGCTTACGGCGACACCTATTACAGCGACCTACGCGGACATTTGACCGTATTAGTATGGAACGCCAACCGCGTACAGCCGAATAAGTGGCATTTAGGCGACTGCCCGGCGACAGGAGCGACCGCCTACAAAAACATAAATACGGCAAGCCGGAACTGCCTACAAGTCCTTCAAGACATTTGTAGCGAATGGGGCGTAGAATTTGAGATAACGCCCGGCGACGGCTTCAATACAATCAACATTAAGGAGAAGGCCGGAATTACCCACCCGTTTACACTTCGTTACGGGCGAGGTAAAGGGCTTTACAGCCTTAAACGTACCAACGTCAACAACGCCGGGATAACTACCCGCCTTTTCGTCTACGGGAGCCAGGATAACCTCGGACGGAACTACGGGCATACGCGCCTGTGCCTTCCCGATACCGACCGCCTTACTTCATACTTAGAGGACGCCACCGCGAAAGCGAAGTACGGCACGAAGGAAAACGAAAAGATATACGACATTAAGCCGGAGCGCGTCGGCAAGGTAACAGCACTCGGCCCGGACGAAATAACCTTTTCGGACACCACGCAGGGGGATAACGCCATGTTCGACCTTAACGCCAAAGGATCCGACGGAAGCACCCTTTACCTATTGGGCGACGTAGCCGCAAAAGTCAAATTCCAAACCGGGCAGTTGGCGGGCTACGAATTTGACATACACTCCTACGACCACGCTACCCGAACCTTCGTACTTAAACGCTTCACGGACGAAAACGGTATGGTATTCCCATCCGCTACGGCCGGAGCCTTCCAAATTAGCGTTAACGACGAGTATATAATTACCGAGATACAACTGCCCCAAAGTTATATAATCGCCGCCCAAAACAAACTTTTAGAAGCGGCAAACAAGGACTTCCCGGCTATGACCCAGCCACAAGTAAGTTATAAACTTACCATAGCGGAAGACTTCTTTACGGCTATGTTTGGGCGCGAGGTGGAAACCGAAATTTTGCACGTCGGCGACTATATTAACGTCGAGGACGAGGACATCGGCGTAAGCAAGGCGGTACGAATTGTTAGGATAGAACGCAACCTATTGAAGCGGCACTCCTACGACATTACCCTAAGCGACACCGTAACGAAGTCTACTACCGTCCGCGTCCTTAACGAGATTGAGGACATTAACGAAGTTATAACCATAAACAAGTTAGCAGACCCCGCGAAGGCCCGCCGCCGTTGGCTTGCGACCCAAGAGCTGCTAAACATGGTTTTTGACCCGGAAGGCGACTATTACAGCGAGAAAATAAAGCCCCTTTCGATTGAAACGCAAATGTTGAGCGTTGGCGCGAAGTCTACCCAGTTCACGCTCCAAAACATTACGTTCCAACCGAACTATAACAAGAACCCGAACACGCTTTATGTTTCAAACGGGCGGCTTATTCATTACGCCATAGAAGAAACTATAAGGACGTGGGTATTATCGTCGGCGACCTATTCCGGGCTTAATCCGTCGGCCGCCTACTTCATTTACGCCAAATGTTCCACCACGGGCGGGAGCGGACAAATTATCCTTTCCACGCAGGCCATAAAGGTGGAACAGGAAGCCGGATATTACAACTTCCTTATAGGAGTTCTTAACAGCGTCGTAACCGACGCCGGGGGCAAGAACCCCGGCCGATTGGTAAGCCTTACCTACGGAAGCACGACTATAAACGGGCGTTTCCTTCGTACCGGGCGAATAGAGAGCAGCGGCGGCGGTAAGTGTTACTTCGATTTGGATAACGACGAGATAGGCGGCGTTATTCGCTTCGTCGGCACAGACGGCAAATACCACGACCTTACAGACGTACAGGAGAAGACCGACGAACTTAAAGACTACATCAACAACACGCTGCCCGGCATATTGGGCGACCTTCAAGGGCAGTTAGACGGAGTTATAGAACAATGGTTTTACGAAGTGGATCCTTCGCCGTTGAATACCGCGCCGTTAGCCGAAGCAAACGAACCCGCTAAGGAATGGGCGGAAGCAGACACAGCCGCCGGGAATAACAACGAGAAGGAAAAGCACCTCGGCGACCTTTACTATAACACCACGTCCGGCAAGGTTTGGCGATACATCAAAGGCTTAGTTTCCCCGCGCCCCGGAGCAGCGCGAGGACTGCGCTACTATTGGCAAGAACTTGAAGACACCGAGTTAGCCCAAGCGTTAGCGTTGGCACAGGACGCCCTCGACGCCGCCAACGATAAGGCTAAAATTTTCGTTTCCACGCCTTACACCCCTTATCGCGTCGGCGATTTGTGGGTACAGGGAAGCACGGGCGACATACTACGCTGTAAAACGGAACGTCTTACCGGGGCCTTCAATTCCGGCGATTGGGAGAAGGCAAGCAAGTACACCGACAACTCGGCGTTAACGAACTTCATAAATTATAACTTTCTTCCTACCGTCAACGACATAGAAGGACAAATAGACGGGAAAATAGAAAGTTGGTTTCAGACTACCGACCCGTCTACCGCGTGGACTACGACCGCCGAAAGACGTAAGCACGTCGGCGATATGTGGTATAATGGTTCTACGCATACGTTAAAGCGTTATTCCGAAACGACATATAGCTATACTAACGGACAAACAGGATTAACAGAAACGGGGTATGGTCATTATTGGACTACTATACAAGACCAAAAAGCAATAGACGCCTACGAAGCCGCCAACAACGCACAGGACACAGCCGACCGCAAAAGGCAAGTATTCGTAAGCACACCTTACGGGCCTTACGACATTGGCGACCTGTGGCTACGTTCGTGGACGGATAGCACAGGCGTAGCCCGTAAAGACCTATACCGCGCTATTGCCGCCCGTGCCTCCGGCTACAACGCGAACGATTGGGCGGAAGCCACCTTTTACGACAACACCCAAGTAACCATCGACAAGGGTATTATTACCGCCGGAACGGTGCAGCTTGCTAACGGCAATTCCCAAAGTATTGTAGCCGGAATTACCGGGGGCGAAAACGAAGCCGCGAACGAAACGGAAGCCCGGAAGGTCAGAATTTGGGCGGGTGCAAGTAAGACGAATCGCTTTACCGCGCCCTTCCGCGTCCTTCAAGACGGTACTATTTATGCTACAAAAGCATTTATAGAAGGGGTTATTACGGCTATTGCGGGTAAAATTGCTAATTGGGAGATTGACGGCAACTATATACAATCAATTCTATCCTCCGAAGAAATAGCACAAGGCAAAACGCCAGCAATTCGTCTAAATTCTGACCCCGGAGAAATCCTTTGTGGCGACTCGGTTGTATTGGACGATACAGGGTTAAATATGTTTTCGGGCGGCTATACTAAATTGAAAATATATAACGGAAGCGTCGGCGACTATTCCGACTATATTCTAAAAAGCGCGGCTAATATAGCGGAAAGAAAAAGCCTAAACACAAGGGTATATATTCCCGGCGGAGGTATTCAGAACCCGATGAGCGTAGCCGCCCTTAAAATGTCGTGTTTGTTGGGCTTTATGGACAAAGGCTCACATATTTGCGTAGATAATTTCGGCTTTTCGCTTACAGCCCCTTCGGGGATGAAAAGCAATACGGGGAAGCCGAATATAACGGTTAATCTGCCCTGCGCCTTCCTACGCATAAAGCGCGATGGTATAGTAGTTAAAACCTATTCTTTAACACAATCGGGCACGTTAACGGCAGGAACATACAGAAATTTTCAGGCCAACGGCGGAACGTTCTATATTTCCGCAGGAGATGAAGGAATCTATTCGCTTGAATTTGAAACCAACAATCTAAAATGTTGGTGCGAAAAGACAGGCGAAACCGAAGACTTCACAATAAGCGGTTATATAAACGGCTCATTCCTACGCGGCAATTACGAACGGACTATTTTAGGGAACGACGGACTTTTAGCCGGGTGGAAGAACGGCGCGATGCTCATGAGTAACGACCTGTTTATAGTTCAGTTCGGGAATTTCGGAATAAAGGTCAATACTTCGGGCTTCCAAGTCAAAACGAGGAATAAACAATATTGGCACGACCTAAACGACTGAACCACGCCGCTATATAGTGTTTTGCTACCCCGGACTTCACGGCTACCGGGGTAACAAACACTTCACGGATATTTAGCGACGTATTAAAGTGATACGATAATAACGTAATTTTGCATACACCAAAAACGCAGTAAAATGACAAACAGGAACGGCGACCAAGTAAGCGCACAAGTTTCGGTAATTGGCCCGGTCAACTTCGACGGGGGCAACTTCCGAAAAGATACCCCCTTTTGCGTCAAGAACGACGGAGAAGCGGCGGTAGTGCTTGAAGTGAACCTTTGGGGAAT